CCTTATTGGATTTCCTGTATAGAAAATCAAAATATTGATTTTTCAAAAACTGCTTTTATATTTGAAGCATCTCCAGATGATGAAAAAACCATAGAGATGTTAGTTAAGTATAGAAATGCAAGACCAGATATACCAGAGTTTATCTTAGATGTAAAACAAGACATTCCTCATTTCTCCCATGAAGAAGGAACAAGAACTTGGAGCATATCTAAATATCAAAATATGGTTAATCTAAGAAATTCTCTTTTATCAAAAGTTAGAGATATTAATCCAAACTATTTTTTTAGCTTAGATTCTGACATACTATTAACTAATCAAAATACGATTCAATTACTAGTTGCACACGTAAACTCTGGCGCAGATGCAGTGAGTCCATTAATGTTTATGACTCCAACAAATACAATGTATCCAAGTGTAATGAATTGGATAAAGGAGCCTGGTGGTCAAGCTTATCGCAAAGAACAATATCCACTTGGTGAGTATTTCCAGTCAGATGTTATTATGGCAGCAAAAATGATGTCAAGAGATGTATACAAGAATGTTAACTATTCGCTCCATACACAAGGTGAAGATTTAGGTTGGTCTGGAAACGCAGCAAAAATGGGCTATAAGCTCTACTCGGCATCTTATCTCTATGCTCCACACATAATGCATAAGCGAATGATGCAAGATTTTCTCTCAAATGGAGATTCTAGGGGTAATTTTTTTGCAACAGCATAAAAGTATGATATCTTTATATAAGATTGTTTAATCTTATAAAAGCTAATTACTATTACTACTACATTAAAATAAACGGAGCGCTAAAATGGCATTTGATTTTGTTGAAAGTTTTACACTTCAACTTCCTGACCTATCGGGATTGGAAAATGATTTTTCCGAATCATTCAGCAAAAACCACGGTCTTATTATAGAAGTGGCTGCCATACATGAGCGGACTAACCGCTAACTATAATAATTACTCAGCAGCAGAATTAGAAAAGGCTCTCCAATCATGGGTCGAGCCATACCCTAAGCCTATTATTTTAAATCACGATTTAAACTCTGAGCCAATTGGCAGAATCATTGCTGCTAAGATGGACAAAGAACAAGACGGTGCACCATACGTAAGATTGCAGGTAGCAATCACAGATCCATTGGCTGCTCAGAAGATCTCAGATAAGAGATACTTGACTGGATCAGTTGGCGGAAGAGCCGGCAAAGCAGTTTGTTCAATTTCGGGTGAAGACCTAGCTGCTGAATCAGCAGACGGTAGACCAAAGACAGCTAAATTTAAACGTGGTCAAGTTTATAAGGGTAAACTTGCTTTCGTTGATATGCAAGACATTTCCTTTAAAGAGTACTCATTTGTTAACCAACCAGCGGATCAAAGGTCTAGCGTAAGAGCTTCTAAAGCTATTGATGGATCAACTGTTGTTACTGATTCAGAAAATTGGACAGCAAAAAGCACAGCCTTTATCCTACATATGGATAAAGAAGATATAACCACTGTGGAAGAAAATGAGTCTATTTTAAAGGGTATGAAGAAAAAAGAGTCTAGACCACTTTATCTTCATGTTAAAGGAGCTTTTCTTACGGCTTTGGCCTTTCAAGAAAGTGAAACTGCAAAGGCTGATAATACTGCGTTACTATCAGAAAAGAATATAATTGACGAGGAGAATGTTGAAATGGACGAAATCGTTAAAGGTGATGATGTTTTGGCTACTGTCGAAAATCTAAGCCAAGATCTGTCAGCAATTGCTACAGCACCAAAAGAAGAATCAGAAGAAATTCCTTCACAAGAAGAAGCTTCTGTAAATGTAGAATCAAAAAATGTAGATCTTATATCTGTGTTATCAGATGCTCTTCAAGAAGCAAAAGAAGCTGGTGAACAATCTGTAGTGGATGTTCTTTCTTCGAAGATTGAAAAGCTAAAGAAAGCACAAGAAGATGAATCATTGGTTGAGGCGCCAGCTGCAGAAAATGCAGAGCAGTCTCCTAGTGAGCAAAAAGAATCTGAAGGAGAAAAAGTGGAAACAGAAGAACAAGGCAAAGAAGAAGTAGTTAATTCTGAAAACGCCGAGTCCTCCCCAGAAAACGAAACACAAGAAGAGTCAAACTCAGAGCTCACAGGCAGTACTCATGCTGATGAGCAAAATGACAATGACGATAAACTTCAAGTGCTTCAACAAGAAAATGCAAAGCTTAGAGAGGCGCTACATCGCACTTTAGCTGAAAGAGTAGTTGATACTAAAATTTCATTAGGAGTAGAACCAATTGAAGAAAGAGAAAACTTGATCCAAGATCATGCAACTCGTTCGGCAGGTTCTTTGGCTGATTCCCTTAGGGATTTGGCTAAGCTCCCAGTAGCTAAGAAGAATATTCAAAAGCTAAATGTGGAATCCGTAATAGATGGTTGCATTGTTTCTGAAAAAGAAAACAATGTCATTGTTGAAGACGAAGAAGTGTCAACTGCACCAGAAGAAAAAGTGAATACAGTTGAAGAACTGTTTGTTGATACTCTCATGGGCCGTCGCAAACTTTAAAACAAATATATACAAATAAGGAGATATTAAATGTCATTAGCAAAATTTCGTAAAGTAGGTACCAAAACGGGTGCTGGTCGTTTCGTTGTTTCGGAAGGTATTGCACCATCCGCATACATCTTGCCATCAGTCGCCCTTCCAACTTGGTACGCAGATTCAGAAGATGATCGTTTTGAAATTGTTATTCCAAAGGGAACAATCCTTTCGGTAGTAACAGATTCAAGTGGTGATTCACGTTTCGTTCCAGCTAACGGTAGCGCCTCTTCAGTAACTTGGGGAGACACAATTTCAGGTTGGGATCCACTTGCAGCAGCAACTCCAGTTGCTGGCGCATCTGGAGATACACAAGCAGTTGCTGCACGTTCAGTGCCAGTTGGTTGTGCACAGTACGATCTCTACAGACCATTTGATAAGGGCACATCGCAAGGTGCAGGCTTTATCGTTAGAGGTTATGTCGAGTATCCAATGGTCACAGGTGTTAACGCAGATCTCGTAGCAGGTAGTTTAGTTGCTCCAGACTTCATGGGTCGTCCAAGACTCTTGTCGCAAGCTGATGCAGCTAGTTACCCACACTTGATGGTAGGTAAGGTTATTGAAGTCGAGAAGTTTGCTACAAACTTTGATGACGGACTACTTTCCTACATGCAACTTCCATCGGATCCAGGTGCGCTCAAGACAGTTTATGAGCTCACAAGATCAGGCTCGTTCTCCGGTAAACTCGGTATCCGTGCAAACCTAGATGTTACGAATGTTATTGGTGCTTTCCGCGTCAATTTAACACTCTAATAAAAAAAAAGAAAATAAAAAAAGAAATAATTAAACAGGAGGAAATATCCTAGATGAGTAAGACAATCCAAGAACTCCTCTCGGGTCTCCCAGCTTGGGAAGCCGCATTTGCTGAAGATGGCTACATCGACACAGATAACAGAGTTACTATCAAGGAAGCATTCGGTTCGTCAGACGCAGCCGCTTTGTTTCCTAAGGTAATTTCTCGTACTCTGCGCGAAGCAGCCGAACCACAGCTTTTGGTAACCCCGCTTCTTTCTACAGTACGCCTTGGTAAGGGTCGTTCTTTGGAATTTCCAGCGGTAAACGCAATTCAAGCTGCTGAGATCCCAGAAGGACAAGAATACCCAGAACAAGCTCTCGCATTTGCTAAGCAAATCGAGGGTAAGGTGTCGAAGAAGGGCGTTAAGCTGGCTTTCACAGAGGAAGTTATTGCTGATTCTCTTTGGGACATCGTAGGCCTCCATGTACGCGCCGCAGGCCGTGCAATGGCACGTTTGAAAGAGCAAATTGCTCTTAGTCGTTTTAAGGATGCAGCTACAATTGTATTCGACAACGACAGTGGCAGCTATGACGATACAACAGGTCGTGGGATTGATGGTGCTTACAACAGCACTGTTACCTGGGACGATGTTGTCGACATGGCAGCTGTTCTAATGGCCGAAAACCATATACCAACAGACTTCATTCTTCACCCACTGATGTGGTCGGTCTTCCTCAAGGACTCGATCTTCCACATGGGCGGCGCTGCATCAGCTGTTAATACCAGCTGGGGCTACCGTCCACAGTCGAAGGATGGCGCTCTTAACGCAACAGCCCCTATGGGTTTGAACGTGTTAGTGTCACCATTTGTTAGCTTTACGGCTAAGAGCGGTGCAACATTAGCTAAGTCAGACTTGTTCCTCATTGATCGTAATGAGGTCGGCAGTCTTCTTGTTAAGGATGACATGAGCACAGATCAGTTCGATGATCCGTCACGTGACATTCGTTCGATGAAGATGAAAGAGCGTTACGACATTGTAATGCTTGGCGATGGTGAAGGTATCACAGTTGCTAAGAACGTTAGACTTGCCCGTAACTACGAAGTACAAGTTACTAACGAAATGTAATAGAACCTTAGGACTGTTATAGTTACGACACAGTCTTAGAAAGTAGGGGGCAGCGAAAGCTGCCCCTTATTTTTTTGTACCAACCCCGTTACTAGTTAAGTGTAAGTCTTTTCCTGAGGAGATAAATCGTGCCATTAAATTTAATAGATTATGCCTCAGTGGGTGTCGATAAGGTAAAAATTAAATTTGGTAGAACAGTAAAAATTAGTTCTATAACAGATAATAAGTTTATTGTTCAAACATCAGCTGCAACACCGACTATTGTATCTAGTCCATTTAAAGCAATAAACTCATTAGCTGACTATAATACAATATCTAGAACTCTTACTCTTTACTGGGATAAAGTCCTTGTTTCTGGTCAGGAATACTATCTAAGAGTAGTAGGTATATTAGACGCTGCAAATGAAGTCGTAGCAGAAGAGTATATAAAATTTACAAAGCAAGATGCGGCTACTCCTTCTGGTTTTTCAACTTCTGTTGTTCCGGTGATAGAAGAGATTTTAGTAGAAGATAACTCAATTTTAACCGAAGCCTATAGTAGCTATCAAATTATAGCTAAAAATCCAGAATTCTATATTGATTCTGTTGAGCCAAAAAATGGATCTTTTTACTTACCAAATGATAACAACAATGGAAGAGTCACCATTACTTTTAATGCTCGTCCAGCTTCTAACTTTTTATCCACTAAGTATTTTAAAGCTCAAAGAAAAAAAATCCAGAAGTCACCGTCTCGTTGGGAAAACGTTGAGACAGTTACGCAAATGCACTCTTGGAAGCCTGAGATATATATAGACTTTCCATCCTTAATAGATGCAACACCATCATATTATACTGAGAATAAAGATTATTTTGAAAAAGGTTATAAGTATAGAATAACAGTTTCTAAAGATGTGGGTATATAAGATGGCTAATTTTGTATATAAAAAAGCAAAAGAATCCATGTTAAGTGGTGAAATAAATCTATCAACAAATAGTCTTAAAGTTGCATTTATAGATACTTCTTTATATACACCAAATCAAAGCACCAATGAATTCTTATCAGATATACCAACATTGGCAAAAAAATATAGAAGTGAACCTTTAAGCAACGTATCTAATGATTTAGGGGTATTAGATGCAGATGATCTAACCATTGTTCACGATGGAGCATCATTTAATGCAATTGTATTTTATCAATATGGTACAACTGATTCCAATTCAAGGTTAATAGCTTTTATAGACGATTCTGAAGGACTACCTTTTGCGGGCACCGCAGAGGCTTCTCCAATGACATTACAGTGGAATAATAGTTCAACAAAAATTATTAGCTTATAGGAAGATATATGGCAACAAATTATCCAAATCAATTAGATATTTTAATAAATCCAACAGCAACTGATAAGCTTAATTCAAACACAGTACCCCATCATCAGCAACATGCAAATTTAAACGATGCCGTAGAGGCAGTGCAAACCGTATTGGGTCTTAATCCAGCTGGTTCTCATCTTACTATCAAGGATAGAATAATAGCCACTGAAACAAATATCTCGACTCAATCAGTTTTAAATGGGTTGACAGATGTTACTATAAACTCAGTTACCAGTGGTCAGGTTTTACGTTACAACGGTTCGCAATGGATTAATTACGCGGAATCTAATCTAGTCGATGGAGGGAATTTTTAAAAATGTCTAATACCCTGAGAATTAAAAGAAGGTCTAGTTCAGGCGCAGCAGGAGCGCCAAGTACCTTAGAGAACGCAGAATTAGCATATAATGAAGCTGACGATGTCCTGTATTACGGTAAGGGAACTGGTGGAGTTGGCGGAGCTGCAACAACTGTTGAGGCAATTGCTGGTTTTGGGGCCTATGCATCATTGGGAACAAATCAAACAATTACAGGAAATAAAACATTTTCTGGCGTAGTTATCGTTCCAACGCCAACTGCGAATACCCACGCATCAACAAAACTTTATGTTGACCAACAAGTTTCTAATATTAGCAATATTGTTGCAAACGTTGCTACATCATTTACAGTTGCGGGCGATTCTGGATCCAATCAAACAATTAGCTCAGGT